TTGGAAAATCCATATTCAAACGAGAAATAATAAGTCTTCATAAGACACTAGGTAAGACCAATTATGAAGAGACTAGACAATTATTCCTTAATAATGTTTTAACTGAGTCCCTTGACGATGGGACACCAGCATACTATAATAGTAATGTTTTAGGAAGATACTACAGAAAGGATTATTTTGAGTCCCAGTAGCTCAGATCTGCCACCATAGCACAGCGGTAGTGCAGGGCTTTTGTAAAGCCAAGGTCAGCGGTTCAAATCCGTTTGGTGGCATAGGCGAGTGTAGTTCAGTGGTAGAACGCCATCCTTCCAAGTTGGATGTCGCTGGTTCGAATCCAGTCACTCGCTCCAGGGGTAGTAGTTCAATTGGTTAGAGCACCTGCCTGTCACGCAGGAAGTTGAGGGTTCAAG